TTTTGAAGGTCAAGAACGGCACCGGTTAGGTACTCACGGTTAAAGCCTTTGTTGGCTTTATAGGCTTCGTGCGAGTATTTGAAAACATAGCCTAAGAAAGCGGTTTGTCCGTCCATCTTCCAGTTTGAAGGGGTATCTAACCCCCCATCAATTGCGAGCCTGAATTCATCGTGAATGGTTTCGAGTTTGCCTAAATCAACATGCCATAGAAACCAATGCCACATCACATCTAGGTTGCCGTAATTCCCCTTATGGGTTTTTAGTAACTTTTGGATAAGTTGGCGGTACTTCTCGATCAACGCTTGTTTAAATGGGTCTTTCTCTTTCGAGCCGGACAACGTGCGCAGGTAAGAGACATCCTGCTTTAGAATTTGTTGGATATCTTCCCACGGTTTATCAGCAAGGCTAGGGCGAGATATGTTACTCGCCACTGTGCTTGCTGCTAACGTTACTGCTTGGGGGGCTGCGTGTTGAGCGCTTCTCTTCATCAGTATGGCTAGCATTGGATCACTCCTTATTGTGGAATCATCTCAACACCGTTAAAGAGCACTTCTAGCTGCCCGTCTTTGGTGTTCAAAGTCAGGGTTTCAACGGTCCACGCTTCTTTCAAGGTGTAGACCTTGCCACTGTCAGTTTCAACGGTGATCGTTTCATCCACAAACTCTGCGATGGTTTTTTCATCGGTATCTTTTGCGTGAATGATGGTGCACTTAATTGATGGAGCGTCTTCATAAGACTCTGAGTAGCCAAGAACGCCATCGTCACCCACCTGAGGCTCACGCTTAAGGTTACCAAAGCCAATCTCTGCGCCTTCTTTGATGGGTAAGCGCCCTAATGAGCCAGCGTTAATGACGGCACGGCTAGTAATTTTTGTTGCCATAATTTACTTCCTGAACTGAATTTTACCCGCAACAATAATCAAGCCATTCACGAACTGTGGTGAGTCTTGATAGTTGACGCGTTGTTTGTTGTTGTCATCAAGCTCGACAATCAGTGAGGCTTTATAGCCGTCAAAGTCTTGCACGATGCCTGCTAATTCCAGATCTCGGTAGAGTGAGAGAAGCTGGCTTTTGAACATAGTCGGCGTAACAATGGGCTGACCAGGCGCAAACTTGGTGCCGTCTTTGGCGACCTTATGACGAGGGTACACACTCGTGATAAGAGAGCGTTGCTTTTGGCGGTAGTACATGGCTGTCGCTGGCGTCATTACGTCTAGGTAGCTGTTATCTGCCATGCCAGCCCCATTTTCGGTGTATGCCGTGACTGGGCGCTCAACCAATACTTCCTTGGCAGAATTGATGGTATAGGTACTTAGCCCTTCATAGAGGAACAGGTTACGCTCTGCCCAATCCCATTCTCGTTCTGCAAGGCTATAAACGCCGTTTAGCTTGAGTGTTTGCAGTGGGCGACATGGGTCTATTGCCAGTGAAGGCGCGATTTGTCCAACCCATGCCCCGATCGCTTTTGCATCAGATAAGGCTTTGTCTTCTGTGTCACCAAAGTTGTTGATAGGCAAGAAGCTGATCAACGGGCAGTTACTGCCAGCACCGTAGGTAATGAGCTCCGCATGAGTGCCTTTTTTCGGGATGTAAGCAAGACCAGGGATTTGCTCTAATGCTTCATAACGCTTTTCAAGGAACAGCCCAAGCTCACGAACGGTAGTTTCATCATTGAGTGAGCACATAATGTGGTGATATTGAACATCCCCCAGTGCAGCAAGTGCGCTTGCAATGTCACCATTTTCGACACTAATCGCGAAAATAGGCATGGTTTCATCTTGCTTACGGAAGTACTCAATCATCTCAACAATGTCTGATTGGCTTGCATCTTTGCTGAATTTATCAGCAGCGATGCTTTCATCCATACATAGCGTGACTGTGTTTGGGGCAACCTTTGCTTCAGCCACCGCATTACCAATAGCAAGAATGCATTGCAGGTCTTCGGCGCTATTGGCCAGGCTGTTGTCAATTTCGATATAGACACCGGGCACTCGTGCTGTGCTTGGTACCTCTTTAAAGCCAATTCCCATTAGTTCTGCTCCTTATTGGCTGTGGCTTTAGTAGTGGTTTGGACTTCCACCACGCTTTTGTCGCTAAGGCGGCGTAACCAATAAGCATTGCGAGGTTTGATTTCACCTGCGGCTTTTAGAGGATCGCGTGTCTCTGGGTCTCGAACGACCAGACCTTTAGCGGGTTTAATTTTGAATGTGGGTTGTTCAGTTTTTTTCATTACGCTGCATCCTGTAGTGCAAAGTGTTCTGCAGCCATCGCCATGAGTTCGCGCTCTAGCTTTGGTGTCCAGCCGATAAAGGCACGTTGTGGCATTTCATAGTTTCGCTTGGTGAGAAGGCCACCTTCCCAACGACCCGTTTTATTATTGAAAAAACCATTTACTCGAGTTGAGAAGGTGATTTTTGAACCTTCGTTGTGCTCTCGGCCTACCTTGCCTGCTATGCCTTTTAACCCGACCGCAAAGTTTTCTTCTGAAACCTCTGTTCGCAAACCACGAATAAAGCCATACAACATGTTTTTGTTGTTCACGGTGTTCAGTGCAGCGTGTAAGCGTCTATGTTTTTCGCCATGTTTGCCGTGTTTACCACGCGATACCACAGTTACTTTGCGGCTGGTTCGCGCTTGATATGGGTTGTTCTCAATATCACGCTGTGAACGGATTTGACTGCGGAAAAACTGACGTGCGTGATTCGCCATTTTTTTGTTTAACTCAAATTTTTCTGTTGCAGTGAGGACCAGGCTTTCAACAATCTGAGTGAGTTGCTCTGGGGTTTGAAGTGTTAGCATGGCAAATCATCCTGATGACCGATGAGGTGAACCAGCTCACCGAGCTCCTCTAAATCAGCAATTTGCTCAAAGTCACTCACACAGCGATAACGAATGTCGTTTTGCAGCCAGTCACCTTGCACATCCTCTTCCAGTGAAAACTCCTCACTCAAATCAATCTTAAGGCGGATGTCGCACTTACCGTCGTCGAGCAATTGGGTGGCAAAGGTAGGGAAAGGCAGTCCTTTGCTTGGTCGCTCTGGGTCATATTTGTTCAACCAGCTCACCAAGTGCATGAACAGTGCTTTCGGCCGAATCGCAACATCTTGCATGTCAACCACCGCGGTGTAGTCGACGGTAAACCCATCGACTTGTTCCGCTTGAGAGGAGAACATCACTCCGTTCTCTGCCCAAACCGTTAAGTTTTTGGCGTCGGTGACATGCTTCTTAAATAGCTCGGTTAAACTTTGTAGTGATTCCATTACACAACCTCAAAACAGTAGGTTTCTTCACCGTTAATCAGCAGGTCAACCGCTTGGCGATATTGCACTTCGCAGTGCTGCTTTTTATCGGTGAGTGCTTGTTGTCTGTCGGCAGCTTCGGCAGTGGTGTCACTGCTGAGTTGGATGCCAATCAATTCACTAGCAGTAAGCGCAAACACGGCCTGCTTGTAGAGAGTCTCGCCTGAATCTTCATCTTCAAACCGTACTTGCGACAATTCGTTCAAGTGAGCAAAAGGTTCAATGGTGTCCTTTAGCTCTCGGTGCACCTTTATGCGCGATACCGTTGCTTGGTGCAGAATGCCCGGCTCTGTCTCATTGCTAAGGAAATGGAACAGAGACTGAAACTCTGACACCTTGAGCGCTGGGTATTTGTCAGTTTTTGGTAGCTCTGAATTAAAAATCTCATTTTTATCACCAACAAATTGCATTGCTTCACGCCTTTTGGTTGAAAAATGCGGGCAGACAAACACTGAAGACTGCGCAGGCATTGGAGTAACCCAGACAGTTAGAGTGTTAACGCCCGCATTGAGGGGGTGTTAGTTAAGGGTTATACCCATGCTCCGTTAATCCAGAGCTTGACGTTTTTGAACTCGACAGCGGCCGCTTTGCCCAACTCTTCAATGACGTAAGCCATGTTCATTGATTCGAAGTTTTCCACCTGGTCTTTGGCGTCATTTTTCTTACCAACAGAGCGACGTACTGAATCAATCTGAATGTATAGAGATAGGTTGTCGTAGCTAGTGACCATGATGCCCGTTGAAGGGAAGCCCGGTACTTTTACAGCGGGTAGGCCACCATAGGTTCCAATGACTTGAAGCTCTTGGATCTTGCCTTTTTCGCTTGGCGTATTGCCGTGCGCTTCGTAGAACTTTGCTTTGTCGTAACCAAGCAGATCAGAACCGATAATAGCGACTAAGTTACTGTCGTCTTCGCAGGCAGGGTGAAGCAGCGTTTTAACGTTAAGCACGGCTAAATCAAGGTTGATAAAATCACCTTTCTCTTTGCCTGCTGAACCATCACCACCTTCACCGATACGGATCTTGCTAGAGCCTTCTACTACTTCTGAAATCAGTCGGTCAGCATTGTGAGCACGCATCGCTTGATACCAACCGATATTGACATCTTCACCGTGTGGATTAGCTGCGCGGTCTGTGGTCTTCGCAACACGCTCGCCATACCAACCAATCGTGACTTTATTAGCATCAATCTGCTTACGTGTTTCAGAAGAGACGATCTTGTTGAAGTTTTTGTCGTGTGCCCATGCGTCTAACTTTTCATAACGGATTGCCGTATCAAAGTTGGTTTGTTCACACATGTATGGCATAGCGCCAATACTTGAAAAGTCTGTCGGTTTGCGCTCACCTTCGCCAGAGGTATCGGTACGGCTGGCAATCATGCCTGTAACACCAAGGCCGATAGATTCGCCTTTCTGGTTTTTAACCGGCACAACGTTTATTTTGCCTAAGAACCAGTTGCTCTCACGGATTTGAGCGATGATTTTCTGGGTGCCGTTTGGTGTTACGTTAAACTTCTGAGTTGGGTCGGCTACATCATTTTGTTCACCGACCTTTTTAATGTAAGCACTCAGCTTCGTTTCTGTTTTTCTATCCATTTCACTACCTAATTGAATTCGTTATTGGTTGAGAAAGAACGCGTTATAGATACAGTTCTTCTTCGCCGTCTGAGCCCGCTGCTTGACGCTCATCTTCGTCAGTAAGTTTGCTGAACTTTTCGATTGTGCCGCTCAGTTCACCAACTTGGTTTGAAAGGGTTTCTACCTGGCTCTTTAGCTTGGTGAGTTCGCCGTCATCGCCAGTATTATCAGAGCCTTCTTCTTGGCTTTCTTGCTTGTTGTTAGCTGACAGGCAAGTCACGAGCTGACCTAACTGACTGTTTAGCTCTTTGTTCTGCTCAATGCTTTGCTTAAGCAGCTCTTCAGTTTCTTTACTCATCTCGGTTTCATCCTCTTGTTGAGAGAGCTGCTCATCAGCGTTATTGCCGTTGAGCCAGCATTTAAATTTGTTAAATAGGCTTTGCTCTGAGTGTTCAGAGTCCTGCACAGAGAGAGAAGACAAATTCACGGTCTGCCCTGTAGACACATAGGTTTTGTCAGCAGATTTATTTGACAGTTGGATTTGCGTAGTGCCAAGAGAAGCAGGGTTGTCAGTCAGCGCTAAGCCTGTGAGATAGGCTTTGCCTGTTTTGCCAAAGTCCTCTTGATACTCAACAGACGTATGCAGTAACTGACCATTTTCAACAGTGCGTAGAAGCATTGAGTTAGGCTTTATGACTGCCCAAAGCTCATCATCTCGTTTTTCAGTAGACAAGACTGAGCCGTATTTCCAGCTCCATTGAAAGTGCTCTTCGTTGATTAGAGCGTTGTACTTTTTCGGGTCGTAAGTTTCAGCAATGTCATCAATAACCTGCTGTGGCACCTCACGCCCATCGACGGTTGGGCCTGCCTTCAAAATACAAATTGGCTCAGACTTGAACATCATTTCTCTCCTAAATTCGATGACTCCAATCTAACGAATGCCCTTATCTTTTTGTATTCATGGTGATTCTAGAACTCTGATATAGAAACCGCTCAGGCTGAGTAATTACGGAGCCTGTAGCACTATGCAAGCATGGATACCAATGTAGTTACTGAGAATGAGCCAATCTACACCCATGCGCAGACCCAAGCGCTGGGGTTGTACTTGCGCCAATATAAACCTGCCGAGATTGCAGAGCAGGTAGACGTTGCCACGCGCACTGTACAGCAGTGGATTTCACGCTTTGGCTGGAAAAAAATGCGGGACGATTCGCCCGTAGAACTGATGCTGCGTCAACGTATTGCTTACTTGATGTGGATTGACCACAAACTAGAGTGTCAAGAACGTGAGCTGAAGATGCTGCTAGACCAGCACTACAAGCGAGTGGAGGCTGATAAAAAGCGCAGCCGGCCTGCTGGAAGTGGGGAAGGGGAGAGCAAGCGAGGACGCAAAGCAAACAAGGTCAAAAACGATATCTCTCACATCACCAAAGAGATGTTGGATGAGTATCGTGAGAAGACGTTTTTTGAGTACCAGAAAGAGATCCACCGGCACAAGCAAGATGATGCGATCAATGAAATCCGCTTTTACCTTAAGTCTCGCCAGATTGGTCTCACGTTTTATTTTGCATTTGAAGCCTTTGAGGATGCCGTGCTTAACGGAGATAATCAGGTGTTTATCTCGGCCTCTAAGAAACAGGCTTACATCTTCAAGAACTACATTCGGAAGTTTGCCCTAGAGATTGGTGATGTCGACCTTAAGGGTAAAGACGACCTTGAACTGAGTAATGGCGCCAAACTAGGTTTCATGTCGACGAACGTGTCGACATCTCAAGGCTTCAACGGTCACATGTATTGGGATGAGGTTTTTTGGATCCCTCGCTTTGCTGAGCTGGACGACTACGCTGGCGGTATGTCTATCCAAGCGAAGTTCCGCACGACCTATATTTCCACCCCTTCGACTATGGCTCACGAGGCGTACCCGAAATGGGAAGGTAAGAAAGAGCACAATATCGACATCAGCCACAAGGCACTAAAAAATGGTGCGTTGGGGGAAGACTTTATCTTTCGTCAGATGATCACCGTCGATGATGCGATAGCCAAGGGTGCGAACTTCTTCAACATGGATAAGCTGAAGCGCAAATACCCAGTTAAAGAGGTATTCGATAACTTGCTACGTTGTAAGTTTTTGGATGACAGCGCTTCGTTCTTCTCTCTTAAAGCGCTACTGGGCTGTAAAACAGATACGTCACTTTGGAATGATGTGGACCATGAAAAAGCGCACCCTGTTGGTAGTGAAGAGGTATTGGTGGGCTATGACCCAAGAGGCGGCGGAACCGGGGACGGCTCAGACGATGCTGGCTTGGTGGTTTCTCTCAAGCCAAGGCGTAAAGGCGGCATGTTCAGGTTGATTGAACGTATGAGGCTAAAAGGCTCTAGCTATGAGCAGCAAGCAGAGTCCATTCGCGCCATTACGGAAAAATACAATGTTGTCCATTTAGCGATAGATACAAGCGGGGTTGGCTCTGCTGTTGCAGAACTGGTGCGTAAGTTCTACCCGGCATTGATTGAGCTGAACTACTCGCCCGAAATTAAACGGATGATGGCGTATAAGGCGCGAGAAATCATTAACAATGGTCGATTGCAGTTTGATGCCGAGTGGGACGACTTGGTGCATTCCTTCCTGATGATCCGACAGCAGACGACCAATATTAGCAACCAAGTAACGTTTGTTTCTAACCGAAGTAAGATTGGCTCACATGCTGACCTTGCTTGGGCTTCAATGCATGTGATGTGTTGGGAGCCGATTGATATTAATACCGACGATGACACCACCGTTGAGATTTTCTAAGCCAAACCGTGGAGAGGCAAAGTGATTGAAATTGAATTTTCGAACCCTGTGAGCGTGATGAACAGTGACATACTCAGTTACTTAGAAACCGCGCTGATTGATGGATTGTACGAGCCACCTATCCCGCTTGATACGTTAGCAAAGGCTCTACGAGTGAATCCCATGCATTCCAGTGCGATTGAGTTTAAGCGCAATACTTTGGTATATGCGATCACCTTAAGTGGTTTGCTCTCTCGCCAAGACTTAAAGCGCTGGTCACAAGATTACTTAACCTTTGGGAATGGCTATTTGCAGGTAATTCGTAATTTTGGGGGGCGAGGTCAGGTGGTCAAACTTAAACACCTTCCAGCGTTATATATGCGACGCCGTGAAGATTTAGGTTGGACGTACAAACCCAAAGAGTACGACGATGACGGACGAATCGACTTTAAACATGGTCAGGTGTTCCATCTTTGTGATTACGATGTTGCCCAAGAGATTTACGGTTTGCCGGCACATGTGAGTGGGCTAACCTCAATTTGGCTGAATGATGATGCCACGCTCTTCCGTCGTCAGTATTACCGTAATGGTAACCATGCAGGCTATTTGCTTTATATGAATGATCCGAATATGAGTGACAAGCAAGAGCAAGAAATCAAAGACAAACTCAAGGCGAAAGACGGCATGGCGTTCAAAAATATGTTTGTCAATGCTAAGGGGAAGGACACCAACCCGCCAGAACTGAAGCCGATTGGTCAGGTGGAAGCGAAAGACGCGTTTAAGGACGTAAAGAACCAAACCATGAATGACGTGCTAGCCCTCCACCGTGTTCCGATTGAGCTGATTAGCGTTCGCCGTGAGAGCATCACATCATTGGACTTAAACAAAGTGGATTGGTTATTTCACAAGAATGAGTTATTGCCCCTGATTGACTCCATGAAAGAGTTGAATGACTTTGTGGGGCAAAAAGTTATCAGTGAGAATGAGTATAAAAAACTCGAAGTTGCTTAGTATCGAGCTGAGATAGATTTGTTTCTAATTATATTGACCCATGCGCGATCTTACAGGGCTGATAAGTACCATCATACCTATGAATACAATGCCTATCTGACCTATCCAACGGTTTTTTACTTAATTATTGGCTTCGTTCAACAAATTTACGTTTGAACATCAGTTGTTCTTCAGTATTGTTCGGTTGCTTAAGGTGTTCGAGCAAACGCCGGGTTGTCCGTTTCTCTTAATATACATCTGACTATTGTGGTGGTTAATTAAAGTTTTTTTAAGTCAATGCTATAAAAGAATGCCAGCACAAGCTGGCATTTCGTTCTTTTGGCTAAAATATTAATGGAAAGAGCTTAGTCATTAAATGACGATAGCGCACTCTTCAAGATGACCTTATTGTAGTTTTTATCTAGATCGTCCTTATAAGGTGTGGACTTTCCATTTCGGAAGCTGTAGTACGTTTGAATGGAAGGCAGTGAGAAATCATACTGAACCTTAGACACTCCTTTGTACGGGTACAGGGAGAAGTGGAATAAAACGTCACCTTCATTTGTTCTAAAGAAACCAGACTTCTCTGAATCATTTTTCTTATTTGAGCTCAAATATGTAGAATTGTGGAGGCGCTGTATATTTGCAAAAGCGGTGACATCATCGTTAGATAATGTGGTGCTGCCATTATAACGTGTTGTCGCGGGAATTGAGATGGCTATTCCTTCCAGCTCTTTTAGTTTTGAGTTAACTTGTTTTCTAAATTTATCAAAATCAAATTGAAAGTTTTCGACCTTAGTGCCGTTGTTAAAATATAACCCTCGCTCAAAGTGCCCCTTATTGCCCTCTCGATTCTTGGTCTCTCTTGGAGCGATAGTGAATACGTGATAGTCACCTTTAGTGGTAAATCTCATATCAAGCCAAGGCGCTTCATAAGAAATAACTTTGCCTTCACCTAACTCTTTTGAGCTGATAAACGTGTTAAAAGCATTACTTCGGTCAAAGAAGTTAAGGCTATTTTTGTCAAAATCAGCGATGGTTGAATAAAACTCAACTTCGGATGCAGCCCCGGACTCATGAGATAGGGCATAATGGACTCGTTCCCTAAATTCTTTGAGGGGTACCTTTGCTGAAATCCTAACTTGGTAAAAATACTGATCTCCTGATTCATGCCACACTGCATAGTCTGCTGGCTTAGCTCGTTCTTCACCTAGGTTTCCAATGTCTTGAAGTGTATTTGTAATGTTATTTGCTACATCATCAATAGTAGATTGGCAACCAGATAATGAAAGGGTAGCTACTAACACTGTAACTAGCGGTCCATATTGTCTCATATTACAACCATTCCTTTATGCACATTGTATACTAATTGGTCATTAACTCATATTAAAGGCCCGTAGCGCAATATGATTAACAGTGCATTGATTCATAATGTTGATGAGTAGCTCAATTTATAGGCTTTAAAATACTTAATGCTTAAAAAAAGGAGCTGAATCTGACTCCAATTCACAATTTATATAGAAAGAAATGAGACGCCGTTTACTGCCAATAATAACCAAGAATTTTGGCCTCCTCTTGACTCAGGGGGTAAGCTCAATAAATAAATTGCGAGCTATATCAACAATACTGGACGCTTACCTACGCGACTTTCTGATACCCAAAATTGTCCGCATTTTCTAATTTAAGTGATTAATCTAAGAAGATTTGGTTCAAGTATCAAAGATGCCATACTGCTCGTAACTCAATGTATTTTCATTTCAGCTGCGCAGCAATCCACCGCTGTAATGTTCTTAGGCGTTGAGCATTTTCTGCACATGTCTGAATGTTTGCTACATCTTCGGCTAGGACTTCTGCATCTCGCTGGTATGGAGTGGTTGCGGTGGTACCATCAGTGACGGTGGCGGGTTGCTGAATACCGATTGCTCTATTATGCGCTCGCACGGACTCGGCGCGGATGTGCAGCCAGTCAGCATCA